AATCCTGTCTCGCTCTTGTCCGTTCTATCTAGCGCAAAGGCTTAGGTCATGTTTAGTACGCATCAAAGCGCCATATCAGCCTTTGCGCTTGGCTCTAACGTGGGACTTGAGCGCACATTTCGGCTTGTCTTCTTGTCTATCCGCCAACCGTTCCACAGCATGGCAAAGCAAATGCGAGACGTGGATGAAAACGGCTTGCAGTCTCCCTACCTGTTCGGCTGGAAACGTGACGGACTGGCTTTTGTGCGTGATAATGCTTCCGGCTTGCGCCATGCTTTGGCTGGCGTCCCGGCTGGATATGGTGACGCTGATACCCTGTTGCGGATTGCCAGCGTTCCCGGCTTGGGATTGGTGAAGGCTGGATTTGTGTTGCAGTTAGTGACTGGTTCCGCTGGCTGCATTGACAGCCATAACCTGCAACGCTTTGGACTGAATGCAAATGCGTTCAAATATGGTGCAAGCGCAAGCGATGCACTCAAGCGCAAGAAGGCTTTGGCCTATCTGGATGCATGTTGGAAGGCTGGCGGGTGTGCCAGTCTTTGGAATGGTTGGTGCGACCATGTAGCAGCACAGCAGCCTAAGCGCTGGCAATCCGGCTTTGAGGTTTCAGCGATGCACCAGAGCGCAATTTTTGGGGATTATTAAAATGCTAACTTGGACCGAATTTTTCTTTACACTGATTGTCGGCGCTTTGTTCGTCGCTTGGTTGGCGTTTCAATATACTGGGAAAGGGTTAGGCGCATGAAATACCCCTTTTGGCGGCTTTGGGTAGGTGGTGCCGTGGTTATGACCGCATCATATCAAGAATGTGTGGAAGCCGCTCTATCAGGCTCTAGCACTCGTTTATTTCGTATCGAAAAGGTTAAGCCATGACGTACGACAAACGACACGGGGGCGCATGGGATAGAGGTAGTGCAGACAGTTACTATAAACGCCCATACAACCCGCACAAGTACGTTGCAGGCACTCTCACAAGCGACAAAGTAGTGAGCCTGTCAGCAAGCGACCTAGAAGCGTACAAAGCAGGATGGCAAGATAACGAAGCTTTAGGATGGCACAAGGAATGGTGATGCAACAGACAAGCAGGCAAGCGCTGACGGCTAACAGGATAGCTGCAACAGTAACAGCAACAAAACCTGTCAAAATTGGTGGCAGTTTCGTGTTAGATTTCAGCGCTCGACCAAAGCGCAGGTTTACAGGTTAAGGACATATTATATCAAATTAGAGACAAGCGGTTGTGCGCATTTTGCTCACGGTCGCTTTTCTTTTGTTATACTATTACGGATTTGAATTAAACCCTATTGTGTGTTGCGCTCCCGCTTAGCGAGTGCAAGCAAAAGTTACACACGTTTTAAGAACTGTTGCATAAAAGACACACTTAGTACGATTATTCTTGAGTGTTGCACAAATGTCACACAAATGGGACCCTTATATTTATCTCAAATTGTATGCATCCTGGTGGGTATGCACTCTGGTCTACAACATAAGTCAAAACCTTCGACCCCATTAGGAGCGGCACTCAGCAGCACTACCTTAGTAGGCAGGGGGGCATACTGTGGCATAAATGTCACACTACAACAATATTTTTATAAAACAACAAAGAATATTCTCCGTAGCCCCTTTACTTTTGGTTAATTTAGTGGCTATACTATAGTAAGGCTATAGATTAGCTAGAGACATAATTCATATCAGGTTTAATTACCAATTTGGTTATGATCTCGACCAAGGCTATAGCAGAACTATAGTATGTGGTTTTTCTAAATCCCTAATTGCCTTTTAATTCTGTAGCAGGGTCTGTAGTATGCCAGCGGCACTTCCTTATAAGAAAGCGATTGCCAATCGAATCCGCAAGATGATTCGAGATGGCGTAGCCATGAAAGACATCATGGTATCCATTCAAGAGCTACAGGATGCACCTAGCTCTTTTGCTACCTTCTACAAGACTTATGGTCAGGACATCGCACAAGAGCGTTCTGATATTGTAGGTCAAGTAGGTAATGTAGTAGTGCAGCAAGCACTAGATGGTGACTTCAAGTCTCAGGAACTCTTTCTCCGTAGTAAGGGTGGTTGGTCCCCTAACTCCACTCTTAATGAGAATGAGCAAGAGACTGATGCTGACACTGATGAGTCTGCTATTGACGCCCTTATGACTCTCTTAGGCAAATCCCGTGACCCTTCCGATAACAGCGAATGACCTACGACAACTACCTGATGAAGAAGTAGCATCCATCATGGCCCAGCTAGGGCCAGCTAAAGCGGAAGAGTTACAACACACTTGGGAGTTCTGGGCTAGACCCAACCAGATGGAGCCTACAGGCAGCCACTGGGATATTTGGGTAGCATTAGCAGGACGAGGCTGGGGTAAGACCAGAGCCGGAGCAGAGTGGGTAAGACACCGTATCCGCAAAGGCGACAAGATCGTACATTGTGTAGCACCGACAAAAGGTGATGTACGGAAGGTCATGGTAGAAGGCGATAGTGGCCTTCTTAATGTATGTTGGAAGGGTGATAAGACCTACCGTGGTAAGCCTGTTGGCTACCCAGAATGGTCTCCTACTAACAACACAATGACTTGGGAGAATGGGGCTAAGGCTGTATTCTTCTCGGCGGAAGACCCAGAGCGTCTTCGTGGTCCACAGGCTTACTCTGCATGGTGTGATGAGCTTTGTGCTTGGCGGAATGCCCAAGAGACTTGGGATATGTTGCAGTTTGGGTTACGTCTTGGTAGACACCCACAGGTCTTTATCACTACAACCCCTAAGACCACTAAGCTACTGAGGACGATATTAGGTGATGAGAAGACGGTAACGTCTACAGGCTCCACCTATGATAACTCTGCTAACCTAGCCTCTACGTTCCTTGATGCAGTTAGGAAGACGTACGAAGGCACTAGACTTGGCAGACAAGAGCTTTACGCTGAAATCCTTGATGAAGCCTCTGGAGCCTTGTGGAGTCGAGCAGGACTTGCACAGGTAGAGATTGAAGCAGATAAAGTACCTGACTTAAACCGTATTGTAGTATCTATTGACCCTGCCATCACAAGCAACAAAGAGTCAGATATGACTGGTATTGTTGTAGCAGGGGTTGACGTAAATGGTATCGCTTACGTTCTGGCTGACCACACAGGTCGCTACACACCCCAGCAATGGGCTGCGAGGGCAGTGTCACTCTTTGAAGAGTATCAAGCTGACCGGATTGTCGCCGAACGTAATCAGGGCGGAGATATGGTTCGCCACACTCTCCACACAGAGTCTGAGACGGTCCCTGTCAAGCTAGTCCATGCTAGTCGAGGCAAGATGGCCCGTGCTGAGCCGGTCTCCGCCCTGTATGAACAGAACAAGGTACGTCATGTAAAGGGTCTTAACGACCTTGAGGACCAGATGGTCACTTGGGAGCCACTAGGCTCCGTAGGATCACCAGACCGCCTTGACGCCCTTGTATGGGCTATTACGGACTTATCTCTACAGGGCTATGCCAAGCCCCAATTAAAGCTGGCATATAGCTCAGCACGAGGACTTAGATAGTCCGAGCCAGCCCTCTGATTAGACGCTTATAGCGACAGGATACCAGAACATTGCCCAAGAAGCTATCGGAGACAGAAGCCAAGAAGATTCTTGGTGTAGCTGGTGATAACACCCATAACGGTCAGATTCGAGCGGATGAGTTCCTACCGGAGCTTCGTGGCAAGAAGGCCATCCGTAAGTACCGTGAGATGCGTGACAACGACAGCACCATTGGTGCAGTTATGTATGCCACTGAGCAGGTGCTTCGTGATGTAGAGTTGAAGGTTGTACCTTGCAATGACACACCAGAGGCTAAGAAAGAAGCAGAGTTTGTTGAGTCTGTCTTAGATGACATGGACCACACTCTTGACGACCATATCGCAGAGGCTTTGTCTTCTTTGTCATATGGCTTTGCTTGGTTTGAGGTAGTATATAAGCGTCGTAGTGGCCCACAGTTCCGTAGCTACAAGAAGTATTCCAAGTACGATGATGGCCGTATCGGTATCCGTAAGCTGGCCTCTAGAGCGCCTTGGACTGTATCCAAGTTTGATGTAGACCAGAAGTCCGGTGATGTCTTAGGTCTCTATCAGGAAGGCTCACAGTTTGGTAAAAGCCATTATATCCCGGCTAACAAGTCTCTATACTACAAGACCACTGCAATTAACGGCGACCCTAGTGGTCGCAGCATTCTTCGTAATGCTTATACCTCTTATGAGTATCTGAACAACCTACAGTCCATCGAGGCTATTGCAGTAGAACGAGAGCTTGCAGGTATCCCAGTAGCCCGTATTCCCTCGGAGTACCTCTCTAGCGATGCTACAGCCTCTCAGTCGGCTATCCGCTCAGACCTACAGCAAATCCTCCGAGACGTAAAGTTCAACGAGCAGGGTTACATTATCCTTCCGAGTGATACCTACCCTGATAAAGATGGTAGCCCAACCAACGTCCGCCTGATGGACATAGAATTGATGTCCTCTAGTGGTTCACGCAATATCCAAATCGACCCCATCGTTAGCCGCTATCAGCATGATATTGCTCGTAGTGTTCTCTCTGAGTTTCTTCTCCTTGGAGCGCACAGCTCCGGTGGCTCGTATGCGTTATCTAAATCTAAGACCGACCTCTTTCTTCGTGCCTTGGAGA